TAATGCCAGTGATTCAGCAACTTTTAATGGTGGAGTTGTAGTTGATAACATTACGATTGATGGCACAGAGATTGATCTTTCTTCAGGTGATCTTACTGTTGATGTTGCAGGTGATATAATTTTAGATGCAGGCGGTGATGAGATAATATTCAAAGATGGCAGCACTAATGTTGGCCATGTCTCTATGGATAGTGATAACCTTACAATAAAATCATTAGTAGCAGACAAAGATATTATTTTCCAAGGCAATGATGACAGTTCAGCCATTACCGCACTAACACTAGACATGTCAGCGGCAGGAGCTGCGGCGTTCAATTCTACTGTCACAGCAACTGGTTTTATAATTGGCTCAGCTGATATTAATGAAGCAGACTTAGAACAAATTGATGGCCTTACAGCTGGTACCGTGGCAGCCTCAAAGGCAGTGGTAGTAGATTCAAATAAAGATGCGGGTGACTTTAGAAATGTTACATTATCAGGTACTCTGCATACAACTACTCTAGATGTTAGAGAAATACTATCAACAGACAGTACGTTTATTACAGTGAATGAAGGACTTGAAGTACTTGGCACCATACAGTGTAATGAGATAACATCCAGTGACTCATCAGAAGTTACAATAAACAATCTTAGAACGCAAGTTATAACTGCCAATGACTCAACAGAAATATTAGTCAATGATGCGATGCGTGTATCAGGACTTATTACCGGAACTGCAACACAGGCACAATACGCTGACTTGGCTGAGATCTTTGCAACAGATGATCTGACCCTTCAGCCAGGAGATGTCGTTCATTTCAGTGGTAACAAAAAAGTTGGATTGTGTGATCAAGACGCACATAGTTCAGTAGCAGGAGTTATATCAACCGAACCAGGTTTTCTTCTTAATGAAGGAGGCAATGGAGTAAAATTGGCAATGACCGGAAGAGTTCCTTGTAAAGTGCAAGGCATTGTCGATGCAGGCGACCTATTGGTATCTGCAGGCAACGGCAGAGCAAGAACAGAGGCTAATCCAGCAGTAGGCACTGTCATTGGAAAAGCAATCGAATCTCACAACAGCACAGGCAATGGTGTCATAGACATCATGGTCACTTTGATGTAATCAAACAATAATATCTAAAATAGTTTGTAGTTTTGTTTTAATAGTTTTATTATTCAGTGTTTTTCGCACCCCATCGTGCAAAGGCATAGGCCATTGATTGATAGATACCCATGCATATCCCGAGTGTTCACCATTTAACTTTGGAATAAATTCTTGTTCAACTACACACACAAATGTATGAAACTTGAAACGTGTGTCTTTACTTACAAAAAGTTCCAATGGGATGGTTTTTTGTATTGTTGGTTGATGTCCTACTTCTTCGATTATTTCACGTTGGAGTCCCTGCCATGGGGTCTCAGTGGCAGTTGATTTGCCTCCAACCATGCCCCATGTTCCTTTTTGTTTGATCTTCCTGTTTAAAAATAAAAAACGTTTTGTAGATTTGGCATAGAATAAGCATCCAGTTGCTGTAATAGAACTCATACTAATAGTTTATATTCTAAAATTCTATAGACCAAGTGCCTGGCTCATAAAATCCTTCATATGATTTAATCCATATGCCAGCAGTAGGTTGCCACTTGTATTGAATACCAGTCGTCATGTTTGTAACATAATGGACTTGATTAAATGTGCTGTCACCCAAAGAAGATGAATCAAGGTTGCCACGTAACAATTGTGTGGAGCCGTCATCGAAATCAGCATTGAAATCAACAACAAAAATACCATCTACCTTTTCGATGATATCATTTGCTGAAGCAATAAGATTACCCCAAGCACTTGGTCCAGTGTTTTCTGTTGAATCATCACTGGCACTACCAATAGCTTCTGTCAACAAGTATCTGGTGCCATTTGCAACACCATCAGGATTAAATGTTAAAGGATTAATAATAGCATCAACGGCATTCATTGTGTTAGTTGGTGTTGTGTCTATGTCCACAGTGAACAATAATGTTTTTTCGTCTTGTGGATCAATTGCAACTGTGCCAGATACATTAACAATAATATCGTCTCCATTAATATTTGTGGCGGACTGTTGTAAATTTATCTTAGACAATCCGTTCTGGATCACTTTAGAATATAATGCTTCTAGTTTTCTCCAATGTATTTTGTTGCCAAATTGAGATTGTGATTCGAATGCACGGTTAGTTTTATTGTTGGCTGTGGTTGCGTCATTATCAGATGACTCGCCAAGTAAGGTCATCCTGTTGCCTAATAATAAAAGTGCATACTGTCCAGGGGTAACAAATTGTTTCGATAGTAATGATTCTCCGAGTATGCCATCTACATCAACTTTGCCTGCTTCTTCATCAAATATGCTCATTACAATTTTTTCAATTACTCCTAATTTTTTCAGTTTAGCAGGAGGAGATATAAAGATTGGTGTCCTAAATGTAAGTGTCGCAACGTCAATCTCATCGGCAATGCCTTGTGGTATAGCTCTAGAGGTAAAGTTTACATTTGTAAGTTCAACAAAAGATAGCGAAGTCCAGTCTAAAAAGTTGTCAGTGGTTTGCAATTCTAAAGCAGGATTGAACAGCACCAGTATTTGTTCAAGTATTTGTAATTTTTGATCTGTGTTGGTTGTAAAAATATCTGCATTGAAGGTCAATTCGAAAGGAGTTGGCATGATCCTTTCAATAGTGTGTGACTGTCCAGGGGCGCCTGTGTATTCTCCTGTACTGGGATCATATTCTCTTTCCCTGATATGTTTTTTATCAACGTGATATGGGTTATACATTCTTTCACGATCATATCTAAGATCTGTAATATAACAACTTATTTGCGGTGCAGGAATTAAAGTATTCTCAGATCCTTTCTTTATAATTTGTGCCACTTGTCTTGACATGTCCCCGTATTTTACTGGCACTTGTAAAGTTTCGGAAGTTCCTTTAGAATTTTTTCCTGTGATATAAGAAAAATTACTCATCATTCTTATAAACTGTAAGATGTATCTTCTTATTTGTGCGTCATAAAAATGTTGCATTAGTTGTCAGCCTGTGGTTTCAAGAGTTTACTTAAAGCGACACGTTCCTTGGTTGTTGATGAACCATCAGCAAGTGTAGTAGTATTTGTGTTGTTAATAAATCCAGTTTTTTGTGTATTTCGCGTGTTGGTCTGTGTCATTGTTTGTCTTACATTGTCCTCTATTTTTACAAATCTTCGACCGTCATATCTGAACAATCTATTTGGTGAATAATCAGTTCTAAGTACAAACATGCCTTCAACAGGATTATTAGGAAATGTAGTTGCCGCCACATATGTCTCACCGTTTGCAGGAATGCCATCCCCAGTTAGGTAACCTTCCAGATAACCGTTGGCAGTTGGTGTTTGATATACCTTATCTACATTAATGTGTCCAGTGTCAGTGGTCATGTCATCATCTACTGTGACCAAAGCAACTCTGCCTTCTTCATCTGTTGGCATTACATGTAACTGTTTTGTGTTGTACCCTGATTGTGGTGCATCCGACTCTGCCTGGCTGACCACTGCATCATTTATTTCTATTTCTTTGTCTCTTGTTTTTTGCGATGTGTTTTCATCTTTATCACCTAGTATGTCTCTAAATTCTTGTGCATCAGTGATGCCTTTTACTCTTGCCCTGTACAGATGAGGCCACCATGTCTTTGAAAATCCTTCAGCTGCTCTGCTTACATCTTCAACCACATAATATCTTTTAAGTGTCTCAGTGTCTGTTGTATCTAAACTATAATCATCTTTGAGATGAGGCAGTTCAATAACATCTCCTGCCATAATTTTTCTGCCTAGGGCATCAACGGTGTCTCTAATATGAAATGTCATAAACAATTGATCATTCTGTAAAAACAGTCCAAATTGAGATAGATCAAAATCAATATCACCTACATTGTAAATTACTCTAGTATGATAAACATCAGGCTCATACTTTCTATCTCTATTTTCTAAAAACAATAGATCCTGGATTGCAAGTTCGTTGAGTGAATCTCCTGATCTTTCAGGTTGTGTTGCATCATTTAGTTCGCCTTGGTCATTTGGTGACACATATTTGTGTATATAGGCATCTGTGCCGCCCACTTGGAACATTTCAGAAACATTGCGATCAATGAAAGCAAAATCATTTCCTTTTTCCGGTTTGAACAAAGATAGTCTTGGCATTTTGTATATTTATGGCACTATAAATACATGCCATGCCAGATACAGCACAAGCACAAACTACTGAAACACAAGTTAATTCAGCAAAACAGGAAATATTTGATTATGTTAAAACTAGACTAGGTGATGGCATGATCGAAGTTGAACTTGATCCCAAGCATTTAGAAAATGCATTTGTTACGTCTGTTGACAAATTTAGACAAAGATCTAGTAATGCAGTCGAAGAATCATATGGTTTTGTAGAATTACAAAAAGACCAAACACAATATACTCTACCAGCAGAGGTTATCAATGTGTCAAGAATCTATAGAAGAACAGTCGGTGGAGCATCTTCGTCAGAAGGCGGCACAACATTTGATCCTTTTGAGTTGGCTTACACAAACGTCTATCTACTACAAACAGGAAGAATTGGCGGACTAGCCACATATGACATGTTTGCAGGATATCAAGAATTGGTTGCAAGAATGTTTGGTGGATTCATTAACTTTAAATATGATCAACCAACAAGAAGATTACAAATTTTTAGAAGACAGCGAGCCAAAGAAATTGTTTTAATTGAACAATCCAATTTTAGACCAGATTTTATTTTACTAGCTGACATATATGCAAAGCCATGGATCAGAGAATACACACTGGCCGTTGCCAAATACACATTAGGCGAAGCAAGATCAAAGTTTCAAACCATTGCAGGACCTCAAGGTGGTGCAGGACTAAATGGTGATGCATTGAAAAGTGAAGCAATCAATGAAATGACTAAACTCGAGCAAGAAATAGGCAACTATGCTGAAGGTGGCACACCTTTATCATTTACAATCGGATAAACTTTCTATATAATACATTTATGATCGTAGGCATATGTGGACTGATAGGCTCAGGCAAAGGCACTGTGGCAGACAATCTTGTTACAACATATGGCTTTCAAAAACTATCGTTTGCAGACAAACTTAAAGATGCAGTGTCAGAAATGTTTGAATGGCCAAGACAAATGTTGGAGGGAAAAACTCCACAGTCAAGAGATTGGCGAGAAAGGCCAGATGCTTTTTGGAGCAAGGAAATTGGTAAAGAAATCACTCCAAGACATGTACTACAAGTATTTGGAACCGAGTGCATGCGGCAAGGATTTTTTGACGGCATATGGGTCAGTCTAGT